TCTTTCCTTTTTACCCCCAAATCAAACTGAGCGCGTTCCTTCGCCGTTTAAGCAACCGGACTAAGATCTGTTAAATGCCTAAAGAAACCGATCGAAGCCTGACGGTGCCTAGTAGTACGAGCGAACGGCTATTAGGACAAACAAAACCAAGGCTGCATACACCCTTTACAGATGATCTGCCTACAAAGGGTCAAGAGCTGATCGACTTTGCTAATAGTTTGGATATGCCGTTAATGCCTTGGCAAGAATTAGTAGCAACTGAGGCACATAGGATTAAGCCTGACGGTCGGTGGGCTAATAGCCAAGTCGTTGCATTGGTATCTAGGCAAAATGGCAAGTCGCACCTAATGAGATTAAGAATTGCGCTTGGTTTAACCGAGTGGGGCGAGAAGTTGCAGATACTTTCAGCTCATAAGTTGGCAGTATCGCTAGAACACTTTAACCAGGTAGTAGAACTGTTTGAAAATTACGATCACTTAGCCAAACAGGTCAAGAAGCTGCGCCGGGCTAATGGTCAAGAGGAAATTCAAATGCTATCTGGTGCTAGGTTTAAGGTCGTAGCCAATAACTCAGCTGGTCGAGGATATGCCGGAGCTGAAACGATCTACTTAGACGAATTACGAGAACATAAAGATTATGCCGCTTGGTCAGCAATCACAAAGACTCAATTAGCAGCTACAAATCCAATGCTTATGGGCTTTAGCAACGCAGGTGACTCAACTTCGATCGTGCTAAACCAATTACGCGAGCGTGGTATGGCAACTATGGCAGGTGCAAAGGACTCTTTGCTTTGGCTAGAGTGGTCTGCTCCTATGGGTTGCAGTCTTGACGATATGAGCGCTTGGCAATCGGCTAATCCTGCTTTGGGTCGCACAATTCACATAGATAACTTAATGGCTACAAAGAACGAGCCCGAAGCGGTCGTGCGTACTGAGTGTTTATGCCAATTTGTTGAAACCTTGCAGTCGCCGTGGTCGCCTGCTGCCTGGACTAATTGCGCAGATCTTGAACTATCGCTAGAGCCTGGCAAAGCTACTTACTTTGCCTTTGACATTACACCTAGACGAAATCACGCAGCTCTAGTAGGCGCTCAAGTCCTAGATGACGGCAAGATAGCGGTCGGATTAGTGCAAGAGTGGAAGTCTGAAACAAGTATTGACGATCTTGAAATGGCTAACGGTGTAGCTGACTGGTGCAGGGCTTATGACGTAACCGAAATCCAGTTTAGTAAGAATACAGGTAGTGCCGTAGCTAGTCGCCTTAATGCAGGTGGCATATTAGCTAAGGCTATTGACGGTCGCGACTTTGCTTTAGCTTGCGATCAGTTGCTTAACGCTATGGAAGCAGGCAGATTACGACACGGTGACCAGCAGGTACTCAATCGTCATATTGCTTCAAGTGCCAGAATTAACTTTGCTGACGGTGGCTGGATTATTGGTAGGCGAGCAAGTAACGAAAACGTCACAGCTGCGGTTGCTACTGCTATGGTCGTGTCTGTTGCGACACGCCAGTATTCTGACGTAGATATTATTGTGGTGTAACCGCTTGCAGTATGTTACAATCTCTTACAATGGGATTTCTTGACGCCTTCAAGGCCACTCAAACTATGTCACATATTGACAGTCAATCAACTGCCGATCTAGTGGCAGCTCTCGCGCCTGCAAATCTAATACAGCAGGCAGTATTCAATTACGGACTAGCTCCGACTATCAGTCGTGACTTAGCTGTCCAGGTGCCAGCGGTAGCTAGAGCCAAAAACATAATCGCCGGCACTATTAGCTCTATCCCACTAGAAGTACGATCACGCATTGACGGATCCGTACTAATGCCACCTAAAGTTATTAACCAGCCTGACCCTAGAGTGCCTGGACAAACAATTTACCGACTATTGGTTGAGGATTTAATTTTTTACGGCGTGGCTTATGGACAAGTGCTAGAAGTTTACGAGGAATATCCAAACCGCATTAAAGCTTGGACTCGCATAGATCCAATCAGAGTAGTACCTGAGTTAAATGCACAAGGTACAGAGATCGTTGCATACGATTTAGATTTAGTTGGCAAGTTACCTACTCAAGGTGTTGGATCGCTAGTCGTCTTTAGTGGTGACGAGGGTATCTTGACCCGAGGTGGTCGCACAATTAAGACAGCCCTAGAATTAGAAAAGGCTGCATACAACTTTGCATTAGAGCCAACACCTACTATCGCGCTTAAATCAACTGGGGCTAATTTACCAGCTGAGCGCATTAGCAAGTTGCTAGAAGCCTGGAAGCAATCACGTCAAACTCGTGGTACAGCGTTCTTAAATGCAGATATTGAAATGACGTCTGTCGGCTTTGATCCTAAATCTTTGCAGCTTACCGAAGCACGTCAATACCTTGCAACTGAGATTGCTAGACTTATGAACATACCTGCGTGGTACGTTTCAGCTGACACTAATTCTATGACTTACTCAAACGTAACGTCAGAGCGTAGGGCTTTAGTTGACTTTAGCCTTCGCCCAATACTTACACAGATCGAACAGCGTTTAGATCAGCCAGATTTTACTCCACAAACGCAAACAGTCAGATATGCGCTAGATGACTTCTTGCGTGGTAACCCACTAGAGCGCGCACAAGTCTATGAGGTACTAAACCGCATAGGTGTCTTATCAGTAGATGAAATACGCAGAGCAGAGGACTTAGTATTATGAAATTAACAATGCCAGTAGCAGTTACAGCTGCCGATAGTGATTCACGGACAATATCCGGCACGATCGTTACCTGGAACGAGGAAGGCAACACGTCAGCAGGACGCACAAAGTTTGCTGCTAACTCGATAGCCTTAAAGAATGTCAAACTATTTTTAGAACACGATCGCTCACGTCCAATCGGTAAAGTAATGGAATACAACGAAACCGAAACAGGTATTGACGCAGTATTTAAAATTGGAAAAACTAGCGCAGGATCTGACGCGTTAGTAGAAGCAGCCGAAGGATTACGCGACGGATTTAGTGTCGGTATTGACGTAGATAAGTGGTCTGCTAAAGATGGTGTAATGGTTATTACAGCCAGCACGTTAGTTGAAGTTTCGCTAGTCGAAAGCCCTGCTATTGACAGCGCAAGAGTTTCTGAGGTCGCTGCCTCAGATGATCCAAACACAGAAAACAAGGAAGGGTCAGAAATGATCGATACTCCAGAAGTTGCCGCTGATACTGAGGTATCGGTCGAGGCAGCAGAAGTAAAGGCAGCAGCTCCAGTTGCTCAACCTTTGACTTACGCACGACCACGTTCTCCAATCGTGGACAAAGCTACATACTTGGAACACTCAGTACGCGCCAAATTGGGCAACGAGGATTCTCGCCAATTCGTAGCGTTCGCTGACGACACCACTAGCAATAACGCTGGTTTAATCCCAACACGTCAGCTAACAGAGATTATTAACCCTCTATCAAACGCTGATCGTCCAATGATCGACGCTATTTCACGTGGCGTTCTTCCGGACGCTGGGATGTCCTTCGAAATCCCTAAATTAACTGCTGTCCCGACGGTTCAAGACATAAATGAAGCCGATCCAATTACCGAAACAGGTATGACAAACTCTTTCATAACTGTAAACGTAAACAAGTATGCAGGTGGACAGACTTTCTCAGTAGAACTACTAGATCGCTCAAACCCAGTATTCTTTACTGAATTGGTAAAGCAAATGGAGTTTGCATACGCAAAGGCCACAGACGCTTTCGTAGCAAACAAGATCCAAATTGACGGAACACTCAACGCAAGTGCGCAAGATAATGACAAAGAAGGTATTGTTGCTTATGTAGCAAGTGCCTCAGCTGCCGTTTATGCAGCTTCTCTTGGCTTTGCTCGTAACTTGGTAGTCACACCTGACCAATGGGCAAACATTATGGGATACAACGACGCAGGTCGTCCAATCTACACAGCTTCACAGCCACAAAACGCTGCTGGTGCTGTAAGCCCAACAAGCCTACGCGGAAACGTATTAGGTTTGGATCTGTATGTAGATCGTAACTTCACAGGTTCAGGCGGTGTTGGTACTGCTGACTATTCAATGGTCGTAGTAAACCCAG